ACGGTGCATCTAAGAAGATATTTGAGGATCGCATGGACATGGATAGTGTTGCGTTAATAATGTCTGAATTTAAGCAGCAAGAGACGTTAATAAATCGAAGAGTAATAGATCAGCAAACAAAAGAGCGGACTGCTACTATTTATGTAGATGGTTCAACTGTACCGTTTGATAAATTTTAAATGAACAGGAGTTAATCATGGCATATAATAATGCAAAACCATCCGCACTTGATAAACTAAGACAATCTCAGGCAGATATTCAACAAAACTTCGCTGCTATTCAAACATTAATCGAAGTTAACCATGCTACTTTTGCTGACGCATCCGAAGGTAAGCATAAACATGTTACATTTCCAGAGCAAGCAACTAGTCCAGCAACAGATGCTAATGAGGTTGCACTTTATAGCAAGGTAAATGGTGCTGGAGAAAGTGCTTTATTCTTTCGACCTGAAAATGAACTAGTTGCTGGAACAGAATATGATTTCACAACGGCAACTAAAGCGCTTAACGGATATACAATTCTTCCATCAGGAATAAAGATTAACTGGGGTCGAGGAGTTTTTGGAGCCGGAGTTCTGGCTATTGATGCAGTTTTTGAAAGTGTGTTTACAACCGCCTGCGCAGCTGTAACAGTTTCATTTTTAACTCCAGCTTCAGGCCTTGCTCAAGATAGTGTAATTGGAGCACAAAACGTAAGCAACACAGGATTTAGTTGTAGACGAGCTAATGCAGCTTTTGTTGGAACAGGACTTACTTTTAGTTATATAGCTATTGGATATTAATCATGGCACAAAGCAAGTTCCTAATTGCTCCTATAAAAGATGGGCTAAGGACCGATCTTAGTCCATGGATGCTTCCCGAAAGTGCTTTTGTAAAGCTAGAAAATGCTTACATGCATGAGGGTCAGATCAAGAAAAGGTTTGGCTCTCTTTATACTGGTACAGGAGGAACAAGTGAATTAGACCAGCAATTATTCTCTAGGTTGAGGATAGCTCTTGACGGACCTCCTGGCATTGGATGGACAGACGGAGCTGGCGATGCTACAGACACTGTACCCGGTGGCATTTTTAAAATAGGACAAATGTTTTCTATAGGTATAGACATTTATACCGTTTATCAAGATGGAGTCATGCTTGATACGGGTTCTTCCGCTACACATACATTCAATACGACTACAGGAGTATTTGCTTTTTTGGGTGCAGCTCCAATGACACAAATTTACTTCTATCCAGCCGAGCCCGTCATGGGATTGGTAAACTGGGAAACTAACACTTTAAATGACCGTCCAGCCATAGCATTCGATACACAGTTCGCCTATCAATATACTGGAGCCGATTGGTTAAGAATGGGACCCGACGTCGGAAGTGAATTTAGTGGCGATAATGCAAACTTCTTTAAGGCAACCAATTGGCGTGGCGTTGGCTTTGATGTAAATTTTTTGTTTGTTACGAATTTTAATGCTTCAATTCCTGCCGATGCCGCTGATGATCCAATGTGGCGCTATGATGGAACAGGTATATTTGGATGGACAACCTTCCAGCCTATCTTTAAAGTTGGGGCAAACTTTATTAGAACTGCAAGGATCATTCTTCCATTTAAGAATCATCTTCTTCTTCTAAACACAATTGAAAATGACGGTGGCGCTGGACTAGGTGTCAATACTGCATTTACCAGTCGTTGTAGGTATTCTCATAGTGGTAGTCCTTTTGACGCAAGTGCATTTTATGAACGAGATGAAGTTGGATACACTGGTGGAGGATGGGTAGACGCTTCAACTAAAGAAGAAATTATTGGTGCTGAATTTATCAGAGATAGATTAATTGTTTATTTTGAGAGAAGCACATGGGAGCTTGTTTATACATCAAATAAGGTTACACCGTTTGTATGGCAGAAGATCAATACTGAGCTTGGTTCCGAGTCTACCTTCTCATCTGTTCCTTTTGATAAAGCAGTACTAACTATAGGCACAACTGGTATACATGCTTGTAACGGAGCAAATGTAGAGAGAATAGATAAAGAAATATCTGAAAAGATCTTTGAGATTAGAAATGATAATGATGGACCACTTAGGGTAGCTGGAATTAGAGATTATTTTAAAGAGTGCGTTTACTGGACGTTTCCAACTGCTAACTCTGATGACTATGCCGAAATTTATCCAAATAAGGTTCTCGTCTATAACTATATTGGTGGAACTTGGTCAGTTAACGATGACTGTATTACGGCATTTGGTGTTTATGAGCAGGAAACTGGAATGACCTGGTCTTCTACAGAGTTAACTTGGGATGAAGCTGATTTTGCATGGAATAGTGGAACGATACAGCCTCAATTCAGGAAAGTTATAGCAGGAAATCAGCAGGGATTTGTCTTCAAGATAGAAACTGAGATTTCATCTAATGAAAGTGTGCTTCAGATAACTAATGTATTAGCGGGGGTTATTACCATTATAGATCATAATTTGAGTACAGGAGATTTTATTAAAATATCAAATGTCCAAGGAATTACTGGCCTTGACGGGATGCATGAAGTTACAGCAACTTCAGTAGATACGATTATTACTGGGAGTACTTATACTGGTACTTACACAGGTGGCGGAGTAGTTTCTAGACTTTCTCGTATAGATATTTTAACTAAGAAATATAATCCATTTATAAGTAAGGGAAGTAACGTTTCAATTGATAGCATAGATTTCGCAGTACAAAGCACTAGCAATGGAGAAATAACAGTAGATTATTATGCGTCTTCTTCTAATGTTTCAATGGTGAATGCTGGAATAGTTTCTGGAGCTATAGTTGGTACTAATATCTTAGAAACATCTCCATATACAGAGGTTCCTCTTGAGGCGTCTCAGGATCTTTTATGGCATAGAATTTATTGTGCAACCGAAGGAGATGGTGTCCAGTTAAGGATTTATCTAAGCGATGATCAAATATTAGGTACTGACGAAAAACCTTCTGTTGCAGAAGATGCTTTTCAGTTAGAAGGATTTATCCTTAACGTGTCTTCTACTGGAAGGATTAGTTAATGGCAAATAACGATGTAGGCTCCTATGTACCAACGACTAATATTTGGGATCCGTCTGAATTATACTCAACCGAAGTTACCAGCCCAGAGTTTAAGGAACTAATGGTTCGTATGTATCAGAATCTTAATGTTATATCCATGAATCTTAACCTTAAAGACACTGGTTATTATGTTACCGAAGAGTTTGTATGCGGTCAGCAGTTCTTTCCAAAGCCAGGTCTTTCTTCTTTAACTCCAATTGATCCAACATTTAGGCAGGTTTTCAGGAAAGTAATTAACTTTGGTGCGCTTCCTAATACTGGAACGACTAATGTTGCGCACGGTATTAATAATGATGTTAATACTATATTTACACGCATTTATGGTGCTGCAAACGATCCGGCTGGATTAAGTTTTTTGCCTTTACCATATGCTTCTCCAACGGATGCTAATAATATAGAATTATCAGTTGGAACAACGAACGTTACAATAACGACCGGTAGCAATAGGGCTGCTTATACGGTGACATATGTTATTTTAGAATGGCTTAAATTTTAATCTCTAAAATCTTGAGAGGATATTATTATGATTCCTTTATTTGCACTATTAGCCGCCTTGGGTGGAGGAGCAGCTGGTGGTATAGGAGGAGCGTTTGCAAAGAAAAATCAACGTGGAATAAGCAGTTTTTTTACTGGAGAAAAAGGTGAAGAACAACAAGCTAAAAAATATACACCAGAACAAGAAGAAGTATTAAATCAACTTTTGCAACAAGGGATGGGCGAAGCTGGTGGGACTGGAATTGAAGACCTTGCAAGAAAAAGATTTAGTGAAGACGCAATTCCTTCACTTGCGGAAAGATTTACTTCTATGGGTGGCGAGGGAGGACAGCGGTCTAGTGGATTTGAAAGTTCGATTGGAAGAGCAAGAGCTGATCTCGAGGCACAGTTAGCAGCCCTTGGACAACAAGGTGGTATGCAAAAACTTCAACTAGGGCTAGGACAAAGATTTGATACTGGAATGGGTGCTCCTACGCAAGGGATTCTTGGAGCAAAGTCGTTAGCTGCTTTATTGCCTGCTCTTGCGAAAATGTTTGGTTAGAAAGGATTTAAAATGGCAATATTTAAACTTCCACAAAGAATTTCATTTGGTGAGGAAATAGGAACCGGCGTTGGGCTAGGCTTACAGGCATTATTAAAAGATAAAATGGATAAGATGCTCAAGCAGCGAGAGGTTGACTCAAACGAATCTTTATTAAAACAGGCTAATTATCCTAAAGACATAATTCAAAAAGCTAAATATGCATCTCCAAAACAGATTGAGATACTACTTAAATCTCCAGCTAACGCAGAATATGAAGAAGAACTAAGAAAAGCTGCAGGACTATCCCCAGAGGCTCAACGTGTAGATCAAACTCAGAATTTTATGCAACCAGGACAAGTTCCTCAAGCAGCACAGCAAGGAGTAGCACAACAAGAAGTAGGAAGGACTCCTGAAGCTGAAGGGATAGATGCTCTTAAACAGTTATTGTCTGGGCCACAAGAAGCAGCACAGCAAGAAGTAGGACAGGATCCTATAATAGACCCTTCTCGTGGATCAGAAGCATTACAACCAAGGCAAGCACCTATTTCACGAAGCCGCACTCCTAGACAGGCTGAAAAATTAGCTGAACTTCGTCTTAAAAGGGAGGCTATTAAAGAAAGAACTATAGCTAGTAAGTATAAAGTTTCACAGAAATATAACGATAGAGTTAATAAAAGAGCTGAAAATGCCAGATCTGATTTAGTAAATATAAGAGAACAAGAACGTTTAATAGATAGTGGAAAATTAATAGGTCCAAAGCAAAGGGTATTTTTAGGTGTAATGGGAAGAGCATTTGGTTTAGATGAAGAGTCAATCTCTTCATTTACAGGTTCGGCTTCTCAAATATTTGAAAAATTAAATATACCATTTTTCAGAGGATTAAAAGATAGATTTGGAGCTAGACCAACTCAGTGGGATGCTGAACAATTCAAAAAAGGATTTGCTAGTTTTTACCAAACAGATACTGGAAAGCGGGTAATTTTGTCATTTATGAAACATGAGAAAAAAAGTGACATCATGGTTAAACGCGTTAGAGATCAAATAATTAAAGAATATGGTGCACCACCATATGATATAGAGAGCCAAGTTGCACAGAGAATTGAATCCTGGCAAGACAAGAAATATTTAAAACTACGTAAAAAGACTTCTGAAATTTTAGCATTAGAACATGGTCCTAAAATGTCAGCCAAAGAAGCTGGAAAAGGAAATGCTATAGAAAAAAATGGAGTTGAGTTTATATCTGATGGTAATAAATGGAAGGTTTTATGGTCTGATGCTGAAGAGGGCGTATAATGAGCAATATCATAAGAGATGAACCAGAAGGTGGAGTCTTATCAGATATTTTAAAAAACTTAGCCATAGGTGGTACAGGAATAGCAACTGGAATCGCTGGAACTATTCCATCTGTTCTTTCTATGTTGTCATCAGGTGCAGAATATTTAGGCAGTAAGATGAAGCCAAATCCAGTAGAAAAATTTCTCGGTTTAGATCCTGGGAAAGGCATTCAATCTCGTGCAGCAGAAGTAAGAAAGCTTGCAGAATATGCAACACCAGAAGCCTTGCGTGGTTATGCTGAAGATTGGTCTGGCGGTTATCTAAAACCTGAAACTGAAACTCAAGAAGTATCTAGCGAAGTTGGCCAAGATATAGGTTCTGTATTAGCTATGGGTGGTGGACCTGGGGCTGCCGCAAAACTAACAGCAATTGGAAATGCTTCTAAACAAGCAGCGAAACTTCTTGGAGCATCAGAAGAGGTGACTAATTTAGTTAAAGCAGCTGGAATGATTGCTTCTCCATCATTTGGTTTTAGTAAGATTGGACCTTTAGCTAAAAAATTATATAAAAGTGGTGAGTCAGCGATTAAGCCTGGAAGTATGGCGCCTGCTGTTGGAATTAAATCTGCAGCCAAAAAGGTAATAACAGAAGCATCTAAAGGATCAGCTCCATATAAGAATTCAGTAGTAAATTTTGCAAAGAAAATTATGGGGAAAACGAAGTATAATAAACTATCAGCAAAAGAATTATGGACATTTAAAAAAGATTTAAATGATGCAATTTCAAGAGGAACTTTTGCTACAAAAAAAGAAGTATTATTCAAGCCACTTGAAAAAGCAATACGATCAAATCTGAAACAATATGGATTGATCAACAAAGAATTTGGATATGCTCAGCCAAATGCAGATGTATTATACTCGATAACAAAAAAACTTCCTTTTATTGATGAAATTTCTAATAAATTTCTTGGATTGAAGGATTCTGGATTATCTAATTTTTTTAGAAAAGCATTTGTTTTGGGGAGATTTGGATTGAAGGGATTGTTTACTAAAGGATTATTGGGATCATTTATAGATAGTGGAGAAGCTATATTAAGATCTCCAGCTTATAGAAAAGCTTCTATGCAATTAGCCAAAGCAGCAGCTAAGAATAGTATTCCTACAGCTGTGAAATCTTTAAAAGAATTATCCAGAATTAAAAAAGAATTTGATTCAGGTGATGAGGTAATTATTAGTCCTGAAGAAATGCAAAAAAGGAAAATACTCCGCAGAAAATAGTTAAAACTTTATTACTTATTAAACTGGTCTTCGTGCTTGATAAACGCTATCAGTGCACGCAAGACCAGTTTTCTTATCGTGCAATTCCTTACTATAGAGATGTACTTTAGCTTGTTATGAACCTCTATTGGTAGGTCTACTGCCAACCGTTTTCTTTCAACTTTATTTTCACTTTCCATCTCGTCCCTTTCTAGTTATTAATAGTATAGCATATTTGTACATTTGCACAACGGCCTCTTCCTATTTCTTGCTTATTGCTGTTCATCACTGTTTACTTAAATTGAGTCTTATATTTTTTAACTTTATTAGGGAGTTTGATATGGCTGGAAGCACGCTTAAAAAAGATTACGATGTCTTTTCACCTA